GAAGTATTGCACCATCTCCGTGAGTTGTGCCTATTAAATTGCTTCCGTATTTATAGCCTTTACGATGCGCTATTGAACAGTCAAAGCTTATGTTTTTGCAGTTTCTAAAGTGCGTTTTTATGACATCGGCAAGAAAGAAACCTGTTTGGTAGTCGTGGTTACTTGGGTTAAAAGTAAAATGTACGTCTGCTACTGCGATTAATTGTAGCAAAATATCTACATAGAGTTGCTTGGCTATTAAGAAGTTGCTGTACCATTGTCCATCGGTGTCTTGTTTTGTACCAGCGGTTGTTGTTCGGCTTGGGGTGTCTATATGTAGAATATCGTTACCACCGATAAATAAAATTTTGTCAATAGGAAAACCTTGCGCTTTGTTTAAAATGCCTTGTACGCCCTCCTTTACCCTCTTAACAGCTATTTGATTGTTATAGTCTTCGCCTGTTTCGAATGAATCTGCAAGTTTGCCGATGTGTATATCTGCTGGATCGATTACAAGTAAATAATCTTTCGTTTTTTCTTTGCGTACTAACTTCGGAAATTTAGGTGCGAATTGTTTTAAATCATCTACAAGCTTTTTGCTTAGTTCCTCTAACTTGTTTTCTGCATCGTCTTTATGTAGTGGGTTTTTAAAGAATAGACTTGCTTGTTTTGTTTTAAGCCATCCGTGTTTAACGCTTTCAACATCAACCCCAGCCTCTTCAGAAGCTGCCTTCAAGCCTCTGTATCTGAACAAGATTTCTTGCTCATCAGGTGTAAGTCTATAGCGTTTATTTGTACTCATAGAAATTTATTAACGACCTTGCCAACTATAAACAAGAAACCGCCTACAATACAAAGCCCTATAATTAGCCACATATAGTTAGGTTGCTTGCTTGCTTTTGCTCTTTGAACCTCAACTCTTGTTTCCATTCTTATCGTGTCGCGGTGTATCTTGTATTCTATTCTTGTCTCCAATCGTGTTTTTGGCACGAACACGTTCTCGTAATGTACTATCGTATCCTTTGAACTAAAGTATTTCTCATATACAATTGTATCGTGTTTCACTACTGGAATCGAATCTATTGTAGCTATTCGAATCGTGTCGCTTGAAATAAGCGGTTTTAAGCCACGTTTAAGTGCTTTCCTATAGTGATAGTTAGCAGAACAAGAAAACAACGTTAGAACGCAAATAAGACTATAAATTCGCATATTCTTCTTGTACGTTAAAACTTGGACAAGCTTTATTTGCAAATTCGTTGTGTCCGTGAATCGTCATATCTTTATTGTACTTATACATTAATTGTATCATTAGTAATATAAGTGAATCTTTTTGTTTTATAGTTCGTGTATCTTTAGCTTTTTTCATATCTTTCGACATACCACCTACGTAACAAATACCTATTGAACCTATATTTTGTCCAGAACAATGTGCGCCTTGTTTGTTTAATGGTCTGCCTTCTTCGATTGTTCCGTCTATATGTATCAAGTAATGATAGCCAATGTCGTTAAAACCTCTTTTAAGATGCCACCGCCTTATGTCAGCGACGTCATGGTCGCGCCCTTCAGGAGTTGCGGTGCAATGGATTACGATTTTATTTATCTTTCGCATTTATGTCTTTGAAGTCTTGCGTTACTTCTTTAGCTCTTGCAAACAAGTTTTTTAGGCTTGCCCATAAGTCAATGCCTTTAACAAGCTTGAAGTTTTCGTTTATGCTTATAACCTCAATTGATACCAATACCAAAGCAAGGATTTTAGTTGTAAGTAAATTGACGCTAAAGAATGTCAAGATAATGTCATTGAGAATATAATAATCGATGAGGTAAAACAGCATAACCGTTACTTCGTACAATAGGATCTTAGAAATTACTGCACTTAGTTTTCTCGATGTAATTGGAGTTTTAAGCTTGCGCGATTTCCAAACGCCTGTAAGCGTGTCAAGAATTACGGAAAGACCAATTAAAATAAGTATGCCTGAGATGGGCAAAAAGAAGCTGCTTACTATTGCGAAAAGTTGCATAGAATATGTTTGTAGTTTAGTTATCAGCAAAAGTAGTTCATTTTTCATCTTTCTATGTATTCAACCAATTGGTAAGTAAGGTAAATTGCAAGAAAACAACCAATGCAACGTAAGTGAAAAGCACCATTCCAGAACAAGCTAAACGCGGAAAAGTATCCAGCGATGAAATAAAGAACGGAAAGTATTTTAGTGTGCATTATAGTTTGATTTGTGCTGGAGCATTTACAAGTCCATCGTCTATTGGTTCTGACCATTCTGCCGATGCCATAAGCACTAAAGCTTGTTCGTGTGTCATTACTTCTAAAGGCGTAACGCTTCCGTCAGTTATAAATCTTGGTTCTGTATTCCACTTGATGACAAACTCAGATTCGTCTAAGGATTTGCGGATCGTGTTTTCGTCAGTTTCTCCGATTTGTGCAAAGTCAATTAATGGCAAGTCTGCTATGTTAATTGTTGCGTATGTTTCTGCTTGTTTATTCATTGTTATTCGTTTTTATGTAGGCACATCTGTGCTAAAAGTTGAAAAGTTTGTCATTGTACCATTGTTACCTCCACTACCGTTGTCAGTAAGTGTAGGTGCAGTATCTCCATCACCACAACGATACCATAGTAATGGATTGTATGTAGAAAGTGAAGCGGGAACGCCTGTTCCGTAAATAGCGGTTATGTCGCTTTGTGAAAGTTCTGACGAAAATACCGCTACCTCATCAACACCTCCAACGAAAAACTGCGTAGTTGCAGTTCTTGAACCTACAAAGAAGTCTCCTGTAATTGGGGCGTAACTTAGAAATAATTGGTCAGTGATTTCCTTTACACCATCTACATAAACATTGTTGACCGTTCCCGATGCTTCATATCTTGCAGTTTGTACTATATGATGCCAATTACCATCTGCTAAGTCTGTTGTGCTTTGAGAGCTACCGTTACCTTGTATAAAAACAAATGCTTGTTTAGTTCCGTTTGTGTAAATTCTTATAGGACTGCTATTTGGAAATGTTTGAACGTAAGCACCTGTTGGACTATATGATGTAAATGTATTTAAACTTGCTTTATCCATCTTTATCCAACAAGAAAACGAAACGTTTGGGTAGGTAGTATATGATAAATTTAATCCTGTGCTTACATAGTCATCAACACCATCTAAAGCTATTGACTTAGTGTTAGTGAAAGACGGAGCAGCTGCCGTTCCTGTTAAGTTAGTTTCGGGACTATAGCTTAGTCCTTGTATTTTTCCCCAATTAATTGTATTGCTCATATCGTTCGTGTTTATGTAGGTACGTCAGTTGAAAAGGTTGAGAAATTAGTCATTGTTCCGTTGTTACCTCCCGAACCATTGTCCAAGAGTGTCGGCGCCGTGTCCCCGTCTCCACAACGCCACCAAGAAACTAAACTTGAATAGCTTGATAATGAAGTAGGCACTCCGCTTCCGTAGATAGCTGTTACGTCACTTGCCGAAAGTTCTGAATTAAATACTGCTACTTCGTCAATGTTGCCTAAAAAATTAGAACTTGTAACTTCGCTACCACTTGTAACATCAATATATGAACCTATAGACGTTTTATTTCCTGTAGCGTATAGATTTCCGTTTGCCGAACTTGTGTTCTCTAAAGTGCCATCTATATATATTTTTAAATTAACCCCATTGTAAGTGCCTGTAAAGTGATGCCACGAATTATCTCTTATTGTGGTCGTACTAATAATACTAAATATAACGTTTGATGAGTTGCCAATTCTAAACTGAAGTTTTCCGTTAGAATCTATTCTACATACAAATTGAAAATAAGGAGCGGTATCATTCCTGTAGTGATTTGAAACTATCACATTAAAATCTGCTTGAGGATTTGTAGCTTTTATCCAACCGCTTACGCTTAATGATGAATAATTATCTGCATTAAAATTACTTTCGACATAGTCATCCACACCATCTAAAGATATAGATTTTAAGTTAGAAAAAGACGAACCTTCTTTAGCACCTTGTCCCCAACCTATGGTATTATTAACTGCTCCTTGACCGTATTCTATTGTGTTCATTTTCTTAAGTTGTTATGTCTCCGAACAAATACCAAGTATCTGTTGCTACTTTTAATATTGTTGCTACTGCGTATTGAGCTG